GTACGGAAGAATTGTCCGTTAGGTGTAAGTGTAACACCTTCCATAGTTGACGTATCCACTTGTTTTTTCAACATCTTTTCCACAGAAACACCGGATGAAATGATTGCTCTCATTTCTGCCGTATAGTTTTCCGGTTCAATCAATGTTTCTGGTGAAATGTTGTACTGCATCATCAAGTGAGGATACAGAGAGTTCAAGTCGAACGATGCCACAAACTTGTGAGCACCAACTTGAGGTTCTTTAACATATGCACCTTCGAATGCCGAATCTTTATCCTGAATCTCACGTGGTGGAACAATGATGTTCTTTTGCAACAGATAGGAATAAGTCATCGAATCCCACATACGGGTCTGTGCAAAGATATCTTCGTAGTTACACTTGGTGTCGTATGCCAGAGTCAGACCAAGTTCCAACAGTTTCAACTTTTCATCGATGCGTTCAACCAGTACAACGTCTTTGATGTTATACTCAATAAACTTTTGATGGTTCAAACGATACAGTGCATGTAGGTTATCATATTCATCATACGACAGTTTACGTTCACCGATTTCTACGTTGGCGATGTTATCCAAACGATAGGACTCTTGTGACTTACCACCCGGCGCATACCATTTGTAAAGTTCAATATAGTCGAGTTGTTCGATACCTAAGAAACCATATGCAATCATCTGACGGCCATTAACGATGGCTTTACGTTCAGTGATTGATTTCCAAGGAGACAACAACTTGGCTTTATCTTCACCTAGAATCTTGCGGAAACGATTAACCAGATATGGAATATCAAAGAACTTGGTGTTCCAACCAGTCACAACGTCAGGTGGATTATCCGACCACCACTTGATGAAGTTGTTACACAAAGTCCATTCGTCTTTACACTTAACGTAAGTGATATCAATGCCTGGGTTTTCTTCGTCAATTGAGTTGTCGTAATCACCGCAACCCCAAACAATCATGGAACCACCAAGAAGTTTTACACCAATGGCAGTAATTGGTTCGTTGGCCAGATATGGGTCAGGGAAACCATTTTCTGAACCAACTTCAATATCGATATTGGCGATACGAATCTTGTCCATGTCCCAATCAACCATGTTTGGATGTTGGTCAGCAATGAAAGCATACTCATAACGAGTGTTGCCGTAGATTTTCGGTGCACCTGGAATACCATCATACTTTTTATAAAAGTCTCTGGCTTCCCGCATGTTGTCGAACTGCTTGCGTTCAAGTTGGATGCCATCCAAGGAACGATACTTCGATTCTTTCTTGGATGGTAGATAGAGTGATGGTTCGTATTCAACACGTTGTTTAACACGTTTACCGTCCATCACTCCACGGTAGAGAATGAAACTACCGTATGTTTGTACGTTTGTATAGAAATTTGCCATTAACCTGTAATAATCTTCTTTTCACCTGGTAGAATGAGGCCTAGTCCGAACATTTGTTCATAGTTCTTACGGAAGTCCTCAGCCGGAACGTAGTAGTATACTACATGGTGATGCAAAAAGTCAACAGTTGAATCTTTCTTTTCTTCAGCAAATTGTGGAAACTGTGCAAAACCAACGTTCGGTTCGCCATTTTTGTCTCTCATCATTGCCACACGAACTGGGTTTTTGAGTACGATGTTTCTGTCGTTGGCGGTCACAACCTCACCAATCACATCTTCACCAGTCACAAGTTTGCATAAAATAATGTCCATAATTAATCCTTATAAATATCTAAGTTGTCACAACATTATATATGATTTTATCTGGATACGCAAGGTATCCCTGAAACATTTGCCAATGTTTAATCCCTAAATCATAGAAGGAAAACACATGAAAATCAAAAAGTTAGCGACTGCGCTGCTTTTTGTTATGGGTATTGGTACGACTTTTGCTCAAACCACATACGACTCGAAAACCCTTGTAGATACAAATAACAACTCTACAAGTACCAGCACAGTTAACAGTAATAGCACTGCCACAAGTACCAGTACGGCTACAAGTACGTCTACCGTGAACAGCACTTCTACTGCCACAAACAACAACATCAGTACCAGTACCAACGTTAACACAAACAACAACGTTAACAGTGGTACACAGACGTTTAATAACAATAACGTAAACTCCGGCACAATGACGTATAACAACAACAACGTCAACACCGGAACCATGACGAACAATAACAATAACGTCAATACATCGACAAGCACCAACGTTAATACCAACAACAACATTAACAGTGGTACCATGACGTACAACAACAATAACGTTAGCACAAGTACAAGTGATAACAAGAACACCAATATCAATACGTCAACAAACACTAACTACAACTATGGAACAATGACGAACAATAACAATAACGTCAACACTTCCACAAGTACAAGTCAGAACCAAAATACCAACGTTAATACAAGTACAAGTCAGAACCAAAACAACAACGTTAATACAAGTACAAGTACAAGTCAAAACCAGAACGTGAACCAAAACATTCAAACTGGTGACATGACTAACCGCAATATTAACGATACAACTATCACACAGAAGGTGATCCAACCACCTCCTACTGCTATTGCACCTGCAATGATGAGTGGTGGTAATAACGACTTGTGTACAACAGGCACATCAGGTAGTGTACAAACGCAAATCTTTGGGGTTTCATCAGGTGGTACAGTACGTGATATGAATTGCGAACGTTTGAAACTATCTAAGACTCTCTACGATATGGGAATGAAAGTTGCTGCTGTGGCCACAATGTGCCAAGACCGCAGAGTATTTGATTCTATGTTGGCTGCAGGAACACCTTGTCCGTTTGAGGGACAAATTGGTGCTCAAGCAAAAGCATCATGGGAAGCAAATCCAGACAAAATCCCTAAACTAGACGAAGCTAAAGAAGATGACACATATAAGAAGATTGGTATCGGCAGTATTCTTGGTATTGCTGTCTTTAAGTTGTTCGGTCTCTAATGCTCAGATAGACCAGACTACCGGCAACTTAATTAATAACAACTCTTGGACGGGTATTGGTGCTTATGCACCAGACCCAAATACTTGTTGTTCTAATCCTGCTGGCAGTCAACCTTTATATGACACCACAACTGGTACGATTAAGTTCAGTTACGGTCAAGCTACAGTTCAACAGTCTATTGCTGTGAACCAAGCCTTGGCCAATGCTGGAGTTGGTGTGCAAGTTAATGGTTACTCATGGAATTATGACCTAAGAAATTTGAACGGCAAGGGCGGTCAAGGTGGCACCGACAGTTTGGTTGTTAATACTTGGATGACAAATCCGTATGGACAGAATGTAGCGGGAACATCAACATTATACAACACACAATTTGATTGGACCACATTTGGTGGAACACAAGTACTTCCAAGTTCTGTTGCACCATCACTTCTAGGTAATGTCGGTATCAGTTTCAGTGGTAAAGACTCCGGTTATTGGGCAGGTTTGTATGGTCCCGAAGTTCGTAATGTAAACCTACGTTTGAACTATGGAGTGGATCCGTGTGCAACCAACCCTGCATATAGTACGACTTGTGCGGGTTTCAGTTCAGTTGTTGAATCTGTCAACCTAGTTCCTAATCCAAATGCATATGCTTATGCTGGTTATAGTATTGACCAATCATATGCCATTAATCAGGCATTGGGTGCTGCTGGTGTCGGTTCTATGATTCATGGATTTAGATGGGGTTATGTTGCTAACGCTAACGGACCTTATTGCAATTCTTGGGATATGGGATTCTTTGGTTGTTGGGATATTAGATTCCCAAGCATTACAACCAACGTCAGTATTACAAACAGTGCTGGTGCCGACATTTATTCTGTGTCGAGAACATATCAGAATAGTTACAACACAACAAACTATTCATATCTGTTTCCACAGAGTCAACCCATCAATGCATTGGGTAGTTTCAAGTTCACTGCCACAACCAATGACCCACAGGCATTTATTGGTATGATGTGGAGTAAAGCAATCTACACACCAGATCCATGTGTGATTAATCCATTGAGTAGTCCAACTTGTCCTGGATATTTTAAAGCATTGGGCATCAATACTGGTACAACCACTACAGTGGATACAACAGTCGCTACAACAGGAGTTATTACGAATGACACAAATCAGACCACAAGTACACCCACTACAACGGTTGCAACAACAACATCTGGCGTACCTACAACAACAGCAACAACAACATCAACAGGTTCAACATCAGATGCAGGTACATCAAGCCAACCTACAACAACAAGTCAAACAACAGGTTCGCCAAGCGTAACTGCATCCGTTTCACCTGTCACAGCAACACCGTCAGCAAATAATCCACAACCAAAGGTTGGTGAAATTACTCTTGCTGGTGCGGCGCCGGCTGCGACCAAGACCACATCTAGTGGTCCTTCAATCTCTCAAATTCTAAACATCGTTCGTGCTGAACAGAGTAGAATTTCTGCGGTTGAAACTGCTGTGGTGACACAGGCGGTGAATCAGGCACAATCGGCAGGTCAGGCAGCAGTACAAATGTCCGAGTCTGTGGCTGCAACCGCAGCTGCACAAAGTAACACTTCCGGTACAACACAATCATCATCTTATGGTGGTAGTACGATGCAGTCACAGTCAATGTCGTTTGGTGTGGGTACATCTAGTTTGATGGCATCCGTATCTTCTTCAACTTCTGGTGTGGGTATTAATGCACAACGTTATCAATCGAGTTTTGATACAAGTTCAACCAACCAATCGACCTATTCATTGTCTTTGTTGCAACCAACATCGATTATGCAACAGGTTGCACCGCAAACTTCTAGTTTCACAACACAATCCAGTTTTAGACAAAGTGTGACCGAGACGGAAAATAAAAATGAACAAAAGTCTTATGGTAAATCACCACTAGACGCATTGATGCAACAACAAACAATGATGCAAATGAGCACTAACATTGAACAACGAACAGAAACGGTAAAACGTAATGTTCCAAACAATGAGTTGGCCGGCGGAGTTGATTTGACCTCAATGATGACTCAGCCTGCCGGATTCAACCAGTATTCGTTTATGATGCCTGACGTAGCATTCTATGCACCAAAGGAAATCTATAGAAATCAACGCAATGTTGACAACGCTAGAGTAATGAGAGGTTTACAAGGTGGCAGTGATGCATTACATGAAGAAATGGTAAAACAACAATACAATAGGGGACAATAATGTCAGAAGAAATCAAAGACGTAAATGCTAAGATTGACGAAGCGGAAGCTGCGTTAAAGAAGTATGCAAGTAAAGATACTGTTATCAGTATTGGTGGATATGAATTCACCCCAGCAAAACTAATGGTGGCAGCCACAATCGTTAGTTCCACACTCGGTAGTTTGTATGGTGCTTTTGAAGTCTACAAAGACTACCAAAGCATGAAGAAACGTATTGCTGAATATGTTGCACCGGATCTATCCGTGTTCGACAAACGTTTGGCTGTCGTGGAAGAAAACAGCCAGAAATCTGCTGATTACACACGTGATATCAAAACAGACTTGAAGAATGATATTCGTAGAGTCGAGGGTGTTACCGAAAGCATTGAACGTAGTGTTAAGACCACTGCACGTGAAACCGACCAAGCTGTAAAGGATGTTCAACAAGAACTACGTAGAAACAGTAGAGAGATGGACAATTCAATCAAAGAAATCAAACGTGAAGTGGACAAC